ATTCCTAAGATGCTGGGTCTACTCGACCCTACCGTCGTGCTCTGGGAGTTAACGCCTTTCTCGATGTTGGTCGACTACGTCGTACCTATTGGGAGCTGGTTAGAAGCTCGAGCATTTGCCTCGGGTCTAACCGGTAAATTTATCACTACCACAAAATACGTTGTGAACGTCGAGAACATCTCGTTGGGTAAAACCTACGAGCGTGTTCCCGGCTATCCATCGTACTACGTGGGTGACACTAAAGGAGCGTACCTTCGACGCACAACTCTTGATAGAGTAGTGTCGACATCCCTGAGTATACCGAAGCCAAAGGTTCAACCTTTGTCTAAGATATTCTCCGTAAGGCATTCTTTGAATGCCCTGGCTCTTCTCGCGCAAGTGGCGAAAGGGCCTCTCAAAAGTGCCGACGACAAGTTGTTGTCTGCAGCGTTGGACCGAAATCCGACGCGGCAACAGTTGAGATCTCAGCTTAAAGCTGGTGATTCCGGCTTGTTCCGGTTTATGTAACTCCTATTCTCCTCGTGATGAGGTAAGGACAAACCATGGCTGCAATGGCAGATATCACCGCCTATGATGGCGAATCAACCCCCGTCGCCCACGTCTTTGTGGCGGACCACGTGGAATACTCCGGTAGCGATCTTTCGGCCCATTGGCAGGAAAAGACCGTCGGAGTTCCCGAGTACGCTCAAGGAACGCTACTTCTCTCTCGAAAGAAAGTCAGTAGTGGGATCACCCGGGTTGCACTCAGGGTCACTCTTCCCGTGATGGAAAGTGTGAATGGCGCAAACCTCAGTGGCTACACAGCGGCACCAAAAGTGGCGTATGTGGATACAAGTGAACATGTGCAATGGATCCACCCGCGTTCTCTCGCCCAAGGGCGACAGAATTCGAGGACCATTCTGCGCAATATCAATACGAACAACACATCGTCGTCCCCCGCCACAAGTGGCGGTATGGCGTATGATGCGTTTGTTCGCTTGGTCTTCCCGAGCTGACGAAGCTCGGGAGGGTTCACTTGGCACCCCTGCAATGGGGGTGCTAAATTGGTCGGTACTGTGAAGTACCTGTCCTATCATTTTTGTTTAATAACAGGAGTAGATAATGCATAATGCATGTTGGACCCACGAGAGTTCGCCCGATGATTCACTCAAATACATCAGGGAACTCGCTCTCGCCCATGCCCTCCGTGGAGGGGATCAGGGGATTATTATTGCATACTTCATTGTGTGTGACGATTTCCCTTCGATCGTTGGGTTTGAACTGGACTATGACACTCTTACGGTCGCCGAAGCTGCAAACTGCAGACAGGCACTCGCATTTTACCAAAAGTGCGAGTACATCGTTCTTCCGGGGGTTGACCCCAGGAAGGTGGCGCAAGAAAAGTTCTTAGAAGCCGAAGCGGCCTGCCAGTCAACGAATGAGTTATTCCGAAAACGTCGTGCAGGGCTCTTAAATTTCGAGCCCTGGGTTGACGCGGCACTACGCCGTGCGCAATCTAAAATCACGCGTGTTCTTGGAAGGCTCCCGCACGTTCGAGACCTAAAGCTTCGCTTCGGCCCTGGAGCAACGACCCTTACCAAGAAGAAAAATGCTAGCGTAGTCGAAAAGCTACAAGCTGGTGTTTCATGTAGCGAGTCTCTCCTCCCTTATGCAGCAAAACTGCTGGAGGAGATGCCTCAACTTTCGCGTCTACATAACATCTTAGAACCCGATCCTTATGATGACCTCGTTGTGAAACGATGTGAACTAAAGGACATTATCGACATGAAGCATGAATTTCCAGCGATGGAAGTTTATGTCGAAGGTCGACTGACCCCTCTCGAGGGGTTAGAACGGGCTATAGAGGAGCTTGATCGTGAGATCATGCTCCGTGGTTGTGTAGACGTGGTTGAGCGCTGCCCTGTGTTGATCACACATGGGGTAGTTGAATTCGTCCCAAAGAATGCGAAGACGCACCGCTCGATTGTCAAAGAGCCTTCACTGAACACAATGATTCAGCTGGCTTTAGGCGATTACATGGCTAAGCGTTTGCACGCGTTTGGTATTGACATCCGGAACCAGGAGATTAACAAGTCTCTTGCCAAGGAAGGGTCATTAACGGGGGACCTTGGTACCCTCGACCTGTCATCAGCCTCCGATATGATCTCGGAAGAGATTGTACACGAACTTCTACCGGCAGAGTGGGCATTTATGCTCGCTAGCTGTCGGTCTGAACAAGTATGGCTCGGTTCTGAAACCGTGAAACTTGAGAAGTTCTCCAGCATGGGGAATGGTTATACCTTTCCCCTAGAGACCCTTATCTTTTGGGCTCTAGCCTCGTCAGTTGCTGTAGATGGTTTCGCTTCCGTATACGGAGATGATATCATCGTAAGCACACAGTCTGTACCTCGCGTGATGCGACTACTAGAGATCTGTGGTTTTTCAATAAACACTTCGAAAAGCTACTGGACTGGCTCCTTTAGGGAGTCTTGTGGGGGTGATTTCCTTTCGGGAATTGATATCCGTCCATATTATCACAAGAAAGTGATAACGGGGATGGAGCTCTTCAAGATGCACAACTTTTATGTTAGGCATCATGATCTTGAGATGGCTGAGCGTGTGCTTGCGCACGTCCACCCTTCCCTCAGGATCTATGGACCGGATGGTTTTGGAGATGGTCACCTCATCGGTGATTGGATCCCGCGGCGCACTCGTGCGCAGCAAGCCAACGGCTATGGAGGAGTACTCTTCGACACTTTCAAACTGGGGACCCGTAAAGATTACAGGCCTCAGCGAAAAGGTGATCGAGTTCTGCCTACTTATTCCATTTACACTCGTGAGAGTGGTGATGGAGTGCTTAACCTTGCTGACATCCCTGAGGGATTAAGCGCCGAACAACAAGCCCTTGCCGTGAGGCGGTGGCGTAAGTTCGTAGGTAAAGTACCAGAAGGGCTTTCACAGGCTAATACCCTGGGAGAACCGATACCCGAAAGGGTATCGCCCGTGGACGGAGCAGTTTACAA